GATCATCTCCTGTTAGTCCTGCTCAAAAAAAGAGCAGATAGGTTAATCACCCTGGGTAATTTTAGGCGCGCACTAGTTGCATATTTCGGGTAGTTTTATTCGCGTAGCAACAGCCAACCCAGCAGCCGCACCAGATCATAGATTTGACATAATATACATTATGCGAAATACAGCAAAAGTATATAGGCCGTTTAATCTATTGCTTTTTAAGGCAATTCTTTGTAAATTCGCGACTTGCTTTTTCCCAACTCCCGCCGCCAATGTCGCACCCTCTTTTCGCTGAATACGTCCCCGTTTCAGAATCCGAAGTTGAGGCATGGCTAAACACCGTGCCCAACCTTTCAGCCACCACATCACGCCGCAACGCATACCGGCAAGCCTACAACGTCGAAGAAAAAATTCGGGCAGCAAAAAAAGCCGGAACGTGGCCACCCACCCCCTACACAAACAAATAACATTTTCGGAATATTTGTAAATGGGAAAATATCCTAAATTTCAGAGGGATTTAGAAGATGATGAATTTCGGAAAATTGCCGATCAACAAGAAGCCATTAAACGTTTTTTTTTAGTACTGATCGCAATTTTGATAGTTTCGACAACCGCATATCTATGGCTCCAAAAGTGACGGCATAACACCACATCAACAGCCCCCGCCGCGCCCTTAGACTTTGAAAATCCACCCGTAACGAACTGCCCTTTTGAAAAGCGCGTCAGGCACTTTGACAATCTCTGAGGAGCGACAAAAGTCAAAAGCAAAATCGACTTGCAGGAAATCAATGGGGAGGAAACAGCCGTGATTTTCCGGTGAACTTCCGGGGCGATGCAACGACAGCCCATGCGGGCTAGTGCCAAAACCTTAAAAACAAAACCGCCCGTCAGCGCCAAATCCGGTGCGCCCGCGAAAACCACGCGGTACGCTCCGGTTTGGCGCTTTTCTATATTCGTTGAGCTTCGATGAAAAGCAACACTTCGGACTTCGAGGAATTGGCCTTGCTCGACAGCATGTGACCAAACAGGCCGGTATTAGCGCCATCGTTTTTCGATTCTTCCAGGCCAGCGAAAACCACCACTTCCCCATCATGCAGCGACAGCGTAGACCGCGCCATACGCTGCAGCAGAGTCGGTGAATTGTTGACACCAGTTGATGTGACAGCAAAACTCGATAACTCCTGCGAAACGGTAAGATCAATCACATCACCGCGAATGTCCGGCGAGACGGTAAAAATCGTTCCCGCCGTCCGATATTCCACCGACTGGAGAGCGTTTCCATTCTTATCGGTGGACAGCGCACCGAGTACCGGAGTCTGAGAACCTACGGAAAACGTAGCCGTATTGCCGGTTTTAACCCGAAGCGATGGACGGGCAACCGTAGAAAACCGCGAGTCAGTGTCCAGGACAGAAGCGATAACATCCAGACTCGCCAGGTGAAGCGTAGCAACAGACGCACCAGCAAGCGAAGTACCCACCGACAAGCCGATCTTGCCTTTGAACAGCGAAGCTGCAACCTGCAGCGCCGAGCCGTCCGACTTGGAAGTGGCAACCTCATAAACCACGGCACGAATAATTACGTTAAGCTCCGGGGTATCAACCAATACCAACAACTTGCGCAGCTTGTCACAGACCGCCGGGAGACATTGCATGGTAATTTGGTCGACCGCCGACTTATCAATAACCGAAGAAGCCGAGCCAGACACTTCCGGCATGGCAGCGATGGAAGCCTGAACAGATGGAGAGGCAGGAAGCCCACGCGAGGACAGAGACGCCGCACCAGCAACCTTGCCAAGAATGTCTGACAGATAACGCGCCGATCTGTAACGCGGAATGTAGAACAGCGTTTCTTCATCGTCTTTTTTCAGCTTACGCAATTTCAAAATTCGCCCATCTTGCAATAATTCATAACCGCGAGAAACAAAAAACATACGAGTCTGACGCTCGATCTCAGACAAAGACAAATTCAACCAGTTGACAGTTACATCTTCGGTAGAATCTATTACCTCTGAATCAAACTGGTAAGACCGTTTCAACAGGTCACCAAAAACAATACGCGCCAAATCGGACAGCCTCACATCATACAAAGACAAGGACGCAGTAGGAGCAACGACCGGAGAACAAAACGCAGCAGTTGACCAGAGAAAAAAACAAAACAAACCCAAAAAACGGAAACGAATCACAACAAACCCCCAGGCTTTTTATCAAAGACCGCCCAGGACGTAGCAAAACCACCCTCAGGCAATTCCACAGACGACGACAGAGAGGTAATTTTATAAACCGGAGGATCCACCAGCAAACGAACCACACCCGAAGAACCCTGAATTACAAACGTGAAAATTCCGTTACTGGTGAAATACCCAACCACACGCCAAGCATCAACCTCGACAGGCCGAGACATAGAATTAACCGGCAGCACTACAGACGGCGAAACAACAGACGCAGCGGACGCAACCTTATCCACAGGAACAGCAGCAGGATTCATAAAACGATAAATGAAGAAGCCAGCAGGAAGGCACAACAATATGGCCAACGGAATGCCGAGCTTGAAAAACAAACCATGCAAGATATTGCCACGAGAGTCAGGATTCTTTTCCTGAGCTTGAGCATCGCCATCCTTGCGCTGAGAATGCGACTTATACAAGCAGAAAAAATCAGGATTGTAGAAACGCGGGGGTAATGTGCGAATAAAATCCACCCTTGAAATACTGCCGCGCTGGTAGATGTGGACGATATAGCTCTTATCACTGCCAATCTTGGTGTTCTTGACCATCTGGTAAGTCTCAGCCACCACATCGCGAATATTTTCGTTAATGTCGCGAATGGATTGCGTTATCAGACAGACTTCACAGGTTAAACCAGTTGTTGGGTGAGTGAAATGACCGTGCATCCTGAAAAAGTTTAGATGTCTGTCCGGTACGTTTCCGCGCTTTTTCCAGAATCGCCAAATCTCGTCAAGCGCAACCAAATCGCCAGGTTGAATAAATGTATCCGTGCCGTTTTTGTCATCATCATCGGTACGGAAAAAATTAGTTTCCAAAACCTGATCGTGAGTGACAGTAATAATTGTACCAATCTTGTCAGGAGAAAAACCTTCACCGAAAAGGATTGAATGAAAGGCTTGCTGATCTAAACCAGCAATATTGGAAATAACGCGACGACCTTGACGCAGCGCCGGCAGAATCGCCTCAGAAACTACCTCGTAGCTTTTACCGTGCCGAGGTAGACCGACATAAGCTTTTATCGGCATGATTAACGACGACGACGACGCTTGCTTCCGCGCATCCAGTCGTTATAAGCTTGTGACGATTCGGCATCAACAAATCGACCTTGCTTCCTTGCTGAATGAACAGCCTTCATGCCATCAAGCCATTCAGAATCAGTAAAAACAACACCCTGAAAAACACGCTTGCCAGACAAAACAGCCAACACCAAACCGGCGCCTCTCTGCACAACATAGACACCGACCAGCAACGCAGAGACAGCAAGAATAGCCAAAATAATTGAACCATACGAAGCAGCAAAAACAGAAACCAAAGATGAAAACATACAGCCTCCTTTAGCCTATAACAGGCAAACGACGAATCAAGAAACGAGTCACACCGGCAGAATCGCCTCAGAGACTACCTCGTAACTTTTACCGTGACGAGGCAGGCCAACATAAGCCTTTATTGGCATGACTAAGACTCAGAATTATAATTGTCAAAATTGAAACGCTTAACGGAAACATTCGGTGTATGGTCATGATCGCGCCACATTTTAGCCTTTGCCTTCGCGATATTTTCATACTTCATAACCTCTATAGGCTGATCACCAAACATCACAACAAAAGCAAAGCCCTTTTCAAAGGCAAATTTTTTTGCGTCCTCAAAAGTTTTCCAAGCCATATATCCTCCCTATCCAATAACAGGTAAACGACGAATCAAAAAACGAGTTACCCCGGCAGAAATCAACAAAGGCACACCAAAACCCAACGAGAAGAAATCCAACAGCCACCACACGCCAGAGTCAATGCCAGAAAAAGAAGAAGAAAGCGAACTGGTAGATATCGCCGGGGACACATAGGCAATGGCAGCAGGAATTACAATCGACATAACCGCAAACACAGCCGTCAAAATAATAAATTTGACAACAACAGCCCGAAAAATCCACGAAACCAACGGCGCCAAAATTGATAACATATCAAGCCCCCAAAACTAAAAACATCGCAAGCACCACAAACACAACCTGCATCGCACCTTGCAAAACGCCGCCGTAAGTGTTCATCAAGCCGCAGTGAGAATTCAACACATGGACACCCAGGCCAACATTTGACAAATCAACGGACGGTTGTGGACACGCCGACGAATGCGCAGGCAACGACCAGCCCAACAAACCAGTGAACGTGTCACCCCACCCTGGCATGTCAGCTTCAACAGGTAACACCGGGTCATCAACAACAGAAACAGCGCTCAAAGGAGCGAGCGCATCAACAATCGGAACAACAACAGCAGCCGCCTCACCAGAGCGCGCATAATCGTTCGGGAAAACTATTGGAGTAGTCGCAGCGGGAGAAGCTGCGGGATTAGCAGGAATCGCGGTAGAGGGGTTTGCTGAATAGGTGGGAGCCCCAGTGGCAACCGACCCGCCAACAGCAACGTCATTACCGGTTACAGCAGGAGTAGAAATCAATACGCCGTTATAAACCAAACTGGAGACATCGGTAATGTTGCCATCCGCATCTACAGCAAGAGAGGTCGTTGCAACGTAACTTGTGCCAGCATTATCGACTAGATTTTGACGCTCAATTAAAGCGACACCGCCGCCCGGCAAAGCAACAGCAGTAATAGAATCAATTGCGCCTAAAGAATTAGCACCAGTAAAAGTCAATGAATCATTCGCAGAATTTGTTGTTCCAGAAATTGCAGTAATAGATCCAATCTTATCGAACTCAATAGGAGCGAAAGTATCGCCAACCCTCAAAAAATCCTGCCGATTATCATCATAAACAGCTTGAGGAATTGTCACATCACACGTACCACTCCCGTTCAGAACGGAACCAGTAGGACATTCAGCAGAAACAAATTGCATGGTAGGGGTGCCATTAGGAAAACCAGTATACGTGCCAGATTGTGGGGAAACGTGATAAGTCAAACCATACGCAGTAGGAGTTAAAGTGTAATGATAACTCCCAGTGTTACCGCCATCCGTACAACTATCCATGACCATTGTGTAATATTGATTATTGGTTGATGGAACCTTTTCAGATTGATAACCACAATACCCAATATACCAAGACCCACCGTTCAAATTCACATCGCTAAATCGATAGTAACCAGGCTCAGCAGAAATAGGATCGGGTCCAACAGGAGGAGGAACCGCAGTGCCAAGCGGAATAGCAATAGCATCATTCCCAGAATCGTCAGTGATCTTCAAGTAAGTCAGGACACCCATACCAGCAACAGCAATAGCCAAGCCAGCCAAATCAGTTGCTGTTATGGTTATGCCGGTAGTCGTCACAGCAGAAAGACCCCAGGCCACCAACGGCAGAATCGCATGAGTGTCTCGCGCAGGAAAAACAACCAGCCAAAGAGTAAAAAAAGGCAGAAAAAGCCGGAGAATAAAACGACGTTTTTTGAATGAACTAATCATTGTCCAAGCCTTTAATAATCGCCCAGCCGCAAACTATTCCAAACATGAAATATGCGATGTACCAAAGATTATCGATGATAGCCATGATGAAATGGGCAAGCTCAAAAAGACGCTTGCCCGATTTTTTTACATGCCACGAACAGCGCGCAAAACCATCTTCGCACCCTTCCAGGTGACACCAACAGCAACCAGCAACGCAGCAACAGCCAGAATCGCCAGCGAAACATCAGCAAACGAAATAGCAGTCGTCAGATCGGCCAAAGTTGCAGGCGCAACAGCAAAAGCAGAAGCAGAAGCGAAAACACCAAGAGCAGCAACAAGCACTTTTTTCAGAGACTTCAACATTTCAAATACTCCTTAAACGGCCGGTAGTTATCCGGCAAACCAGTAAACGACTGGCAACGCATCAACGGCATAATGCCGCAAATTCAAAACCGTCTTATGGCACTGATAATCGCACCCATGTTCCGAGAAAACAAATACAGACCGAGAACGAATGTCATCGCGAACGACCAGAAAGCCGCACCAACGACAGGATCAAATATCGACCCATCAGTAACAAAACCATACGTAGTAGGATCACATTGCATCAAGGTAAGCGGGTGAGCAATCGTCCAGGTTTGATTACCGGTCAGATCGTGACACGCAATCGTATTGGTGAAAGTATTGGGCGCAGTGAACACAGACGATTCAAGATTACACAGCAGAGGCTGTGAACCGGCGACATAAGGAAACCGGGCGCCCAGAGCAAGAATGGCATTCGCTGCACCGTCAGCGCAGACAGATGGATTGCCACCACCCATATTTACGAGAAAGCCAGTCAGTGCCATATCAGGTCAACCTCAATAGGTAAAAAGCCGCGGCTGTGAAAGCCATGCCAAGAGCGGCGCCGATCAGGCCGTACCAGATGGAGAGCATCCAGACGTCGAAAGTTGATAACAGAGGACGGGTAGGCATTAGGCGACCTTTTCCCAGTACCAGTCAGGAGCCGTGACCGGGGTTATTTCTACGGTGCGCACCTGGACGTTAAGCTGTGCCGGACGCTCATCGGCAATGTCGATGCCGTAATCGAGGAGAGCTTTGCGGTAACGAAAAAAAGATGCACGACTCATCATCGTCTTAACATCACGACCAGCCAGAAACGCCGCAGCCGTCACCCGCAGCTTTTGCGGCAGCGCGTCAATGAATTCGGCATCATTGCTGATTTTTTCCACGGTTAGAATTTTCTCGTAATCCGCAAACAGGTTATGTACTTTTCCCATGTCCCAAGCCCTCACAAATTCGGCATAATCAGACCAGCCAAGATCAGCCAATTCACGCCGCTTTAATTCAATCTCCAACCGGATAATGCCGTTGTCACGCGCATATTCATATGCCTTACCGTTGGTCGTGCCGTGCGCTTCCATTTCCAGAGCCTTGACGTACACCTTGAGCATGTAGCGAGTGTTCGACCACCAGACCGAGGAATCACCGCCTACGCCCTTCTTTACGCGGC